CCATCTCGTCGATGCCATTTTCGAAATTGAACGAGCCGTCCGGGAACTGCGCAAACGTCGGCCGCATGTTCAGGTCCAGATTCTTATAAACCTTCGCGACGGTCTCGCCCGACATCAGGCTGGCGGCGCGTCCTCCGTCATGGGGCCACGCAACGGGAGCGTTCCATATGGGGTTGGCTTTTATGGCGGCTACGTGACCCGGCGCTTGTCCAAGTAGTCTGACGGCGTGGACGATATAAATTGTGTCGTTATCCCGATCCCAGCATCCCAGCACGGCCGCAAACGGGTGTCCGCCAGTAAGAGAACCGGAATGTCGGAAATCCACCGCCCATAGCCACGGCCAATAAGAAGGAAAAGTTGCCGGGTCACGGGTGTGCTTGATTCGCTCGGCTGGTGTTTCAAAGACCGCTCCTTCGCCCTGCATGTCGGCGCCGTAGAGGCGCGTTGCGCGCTGCAGTTCCTTCGTGCGCGCGATGATGGCCGGCAAATCCGCATCGGGGATATGACCGCCCTTAGAAACCAGGCAGTCATCGATCGTCATCAGGATTTCAGCGGTGCCATCGGTGCGCTGCTTGAACCGTTTGCGCAGCGGCGTCAGCCCCATCACCGGGGTCATCGACGCGATGATCTTGCCGTTCGTGGTCGTCAATCGTGCCAGGCACTCGCCGTAGATATCATCCTCTTGCTTTCTGATACCGGGATCCTCATCGGTCCATATCTCATCGACAGGTTCGACCTGAAAAGCCTTGCGGCCCATCTCGTAGGTCTTGAACCTTATAACGGCGGTTCCGCCACCTTCACGGCGCAGTGTGACGCTATCCACAAAGTCCGCAATTCCTCGAGCCATGGCCGGTTTCCCGACAATGCTGTCGAGCGGAATAAGCCCTGTTCCCAAACCACCATCCTGCATAATGTCGCCAAGTAGTTTGGTTTGGACGCCCGCTCGCGTAGTAGCGCTGGTATCGCAGGCGGCCCACCCAAGAAAATCGAAAGGACGTTCAATCGCCGGAGGTACATCGAACCGCCTCCCTTCATACCAATCCGGGTAAAGCCGCAGCGCGTCCATCGTCATTTGCGCCGCCGCCGCATGCGTCTTGCCCTGCTGGTTGCCAGCCCGCAGCAGGCACTCCGACGCCATCAGGCCATGAAATGCCGCCTGCTTCAAGTTGGGCTTGTAGAAATCAAACCGCCGGTACTTCCGCCGGTACTCGAACTCGGTGAGCATCTTCTTCTGATGCCGCCGGATCGCGTTCGGGTCGGGGCCCTCGTCAGTGTCGGTCACAGCAAATATCCCTCTGCGCGAAGCCTCGAAATTTCCGCTTCAATCTCCTTCGGAGAGACATTGATGAACTTCCGATCCAGCATCTTATCCTTCGAAAAATCATGCGGACTTAATTTGAAACCATGGTCGGCAAGCCAATGCTCGATGCGCGAAAGTGTCTTGCGCCCACAATTGCCGCCGCGAATTAAATCCAATTTGCTCAGCGCCGAAACAGCGCGCGGCTCAATCTCACACCCAAGATTATGAATGCAATTTTCCGCTCTCGTGTCCAATTTATTTATCGGCACAACACCTTCAAAGTCTTGCTGAAACCAGCCATCAACAAGTCCAGCAAGTCCATCAAAACTCACGCCTGCACCTTCGGCCCGTCATACTCGTACTCGACGTTGATCCCAAGGTTGCGCATGATCCCAGCCGCCAGCGCAAACGCCTGGTCGGGCCGCAATTCAATCCGCCCCTGGCCGTCAAACTCAAGCCAGATGCCACCGTTCAGGCTCAACCCGCCCGTCATCCGCCGCTGGTGCGGCAACATAATCCCCTGGTCAAGCCGTCTCAGAACTTGCGCCATCGATCACCTTCATCCCCCGCTTGGCATCCCGCTCCTCAAGCATCCGCCGGTACCGTGCCAGCCCGGAATGCCCAAACTGCTCGACCAGCTTCTCCTCCGGGACCGACATGCTCTGCAAATACGCCAAAGCCTCCAGCGCCGCATCCGTGTGGTTCAACTCAATCGAACCAGAATGATGAACCTCGTGCGCCGTCTTTTCCGCAAAACCAGCGCGCGACCATACCCCAGCAATAATCTTGGCCTGGTCCGGATGCCTGTCAGCCTCCAAAATACGCCTAGCCTTCAACGTCGCCAGCCCAGCCAATCCCCTAAGACTCTTCCAAGATACCTCGTGGATCGCGTCCAAAACACGCTCACGATGCAATAGATCATGAGCCCTTACCTTCGCAGCCTCACCAGAATCCGAATACCCCGCCGCCCTGGCCGCCGCAGCACCGTTCCCACCGTTCAACACATACGCCCAAACAAATAACCGCTCCCGTTCCCGGCAGGCCAGCATCTTCGGCCCCAACGCATCCGGAGACGGTAACTTGGGTGCATAACTCGGATCAACATCCAAAGTTGCTGAAACATCGCTCATGCAACCATTATTATCATAACAGTTACTCGGGCAACGCACGACAATGCCGCTGCAGTGTAAATTCCACCAAAACCTCCTATGTGACTGAAAAGACACACTATTCCAGACAGGGCCGCGAAAGAGAATGGGGTGGTACGGATTCCAGGGCAGCTAGGTTTTCGCCCCCACCCCGGCCCTCCCCCCGGTCTATTTGGTCCTGGCCACGAAGTACAGGCCGGATCGGTTGTGGGTAAAGCTGTGGGTACTAGCAGCAATACGGCCAATTCCCTAGTGATATCAATGCAGTGTGGCGGATGACATGTCCGCTCTGGGCTGTTGCTAACCCTTGTTGCGAATGATTCGCAGTTACTGGGGTTGATAATGTGATGAGATCACAGCCCAACCCAACTCAGCCGATCACAGCCCAGCTTGGTCTAGCCCAGCACATCTGCCAGCGCTGCACATATCTGCGCTTGCGTATGCGAGTGTGGTGGTGGCTGGTGGCTGTGTGGTGGTGGCTGTGCATGCGTCTTGCGGCTTGCGCTGCGACGCTTGTCCTCGCCTGCCCTATTGTGCGCTACGCGGGCAGGCTGTGGGAGGAGTTGCGTATCATGTGGTTTGGTGATTTGGTTGTGGATATCTGGAATTGTGTTGTGATTTCAATGTCAAATACTTCTTGACTGCTTGAGACCGTGTGGTCTCTTTTGCTGCGTCAACCTGTCGCACATATGCCGTGTTGACACATGTGCCGTTACGGCGTATGTTGCGCATGTTCGATGCAACGCGGAGACACACAAATGACCCAGACGACTAACACCATCGCCTTCCTGCTCATGGCCGGGCTGATCTTTTTTTGCTTCGGCGGCTTTCAGTTGTTCATGTGAGAGGAGACACACAAATGACCCTTACCCAAGACGATATCGAGCGGTACGCGCCCTACCACACGATGCCAGCTTTCACAGATGGCTACACGGATTATAACCAAGGCTGCATGCGTACTGACTGGAATAGTTACACAGGCGCGGATGAGCAAGCCTACGACCGCGGCGCCGAGTGCGCCATGAGGCACGCACGGGAGGCAGGACGATGACTAGACAAGAAGCCATTGCAATCGCCACAAGCAAGCATGAGGCACTTAACAAGGCGCTTCGAGCGTTCTGGCAAGGTGGCGACAACGTATCGCCGCCGAAAGAAAGCGATTTTGACTATCATCACGGATGGATCAAGGTCGGCGAATATAACATCGCTCCTGATGAATACGCACCAGGACCAACTTATGACATCGACTGATCGCAGCCTGTAGCCCTTACGGGGGCTACAAACGGCGACCACGCCGAACGGACCACGGCGGGAGTGCAATCCCGCCAATGGCCCTAACCACAGCACAGAGGAGACCTGTACTATGACTACCGACAATCCTACCTTTCCACAGCGCGAACTGGAAGCATTAATCGATCGCTACGGCGCGCGTACGGTCTTGGAACAATTTGCCGATATCGCCTACGGCAAGGCCGAACATCTTGAGAGCAATTGGCAAGACAAGCGCTCCGCTCGCAATTGGAGCAAGTTAGGCCAGCGCCTAACGAAGCTTGTCGATTGGTCCCGCGACGTGATTACAGCGTGAAGTGCACCCATGACCTATCGCGCCTTTCTCGCAGTCTACATGCTGCAATTCATGCTTTCCGGCGCCGCTATCGGTGCGCTGGCCCATGTCGTGGTGAGGTGAACCATGAGCGCCTTTCACACTCACATGACGGAATGCCGCCGTACTAAGCAGGCCGCGCGCAATCGCGGCCAGTCCATCGGCGACCACCGCGGGACATTGCGCCCGCGGCCACTCCCCGAGCAACCCGAATGGTGGCTTGAGGCCGCATTCGCCGAGATAGCGCGGGATCTGGCGTGGCAGAACAAGGAACAAGCCGAAATGCTGTCTTGGATCATCGCGCACAACAACGACGCAACCCTGGCCGACCTGGCCGCAATGTTTTGAGGGGGAAAGCTATGCAAGTCAAAATGCTCGAAATCCGCGACAAAGGTACATTCATTCCAGTATTGTGCATTCATCCAGTACCGGAAAATGAACAACAACGCTATCTTTTGCGGCGCGATGGCTATGCAGGCAATGAAAGCGAGCGCTGCATCATTGTTGTCAAAGCGCAATGTCGCGGCGTCTCTTATGATCCTTACAACTGGTCGGGAGACACTCGCACTATGCCAAACGCTCACCACTACATCGAAGATCATTGGCAAGAACTCAAAGACGGCGATGTTATCGATGTGCAATTCATCCTTGGTGAAACCAGCAGCGCAAAGCTGTCCGAACGTCTAACAGCACCATTATGACCGACCTATTCCTCCGCACCGAAGCCGCCCGGCTGGCCGACTTGGCCGCTACGTTTTGAGGGTCTCATGAGCAAATTTACAGTTGATGATAAGTTGGGTGCGGTCGAGCGTGAACTGAAATACCGACGGCGCGTCTATCCTCGCATGATCGCGGAAGGGAAGATGACGGACGGATTTGCTGCGGCGCAAATCGCAATATTTGAATCCATTGCGGCCGACTATCGCGAGCAAAGCCAGAAAGAGCGACTGATATGACCGACCTATTCCTGCGCACCGAAGCCGCCCGGCTCGCCAACCAGTACGCTTGCCGGCGCCACGAAATGCAAGCGCGGGCTTCGGCCCGCCTTGTTCCGACCGTGCCGCAAAAGCCGCTCGACATCGGGCTGTTCGGCGACGACGCGGCGCAATCCGACCTAACCGACATGGAGAGGCGAAAATGAGAAGCGAACAGCAAATCGTAATGGAAGCCAACAAACTGGCCCGCGATTTCTATGGGCTGCTAGGCCATGAAGTGAAGCGCGGCCATCGCTTCGACCAAGCGCGCCATCCCCAAGAACAAATATGCTGGCGCATGGCCTGTCATGCTTTTCTAGAGCTGCAACAGACCGACGTGGAAGATGCTTTGGCGGCTACCACATGACCCGCCTCGCCTCCGACATGACAACCGCCGAGCTCGTGGCGTGGACCAAGCGCCACGGGCTCACATGGCAGAAAGCCGCTGACGCCCTCGGCATATCGATCCGCCAGTACACGCGCTATCGGCAGGGCGATCAAATCCCCCTCACGATTGCAATCATCTGCGACATGATGGACGAGCTAACCGCTACTACGTCAGGTCGCATTACACCTTGACGTGTAGCAGCGTGTCACATTAATGTGGTTGTGGGGCTGGACCCAGTGACAAGTCCAGCCCCGGCGCCCGCCCGCACACGCGGAGACGCAAGCGAGCAGGCGCTTAATACAGCCTTAGCAACACGCGGAGAATTCCACAATGCCTACCATTCCCCCACTTATGCTCGATATCGAAACGTTGCAGACAATCAGTGCGCGACTCCGTGAGCACGCCAACTCGATCACCAATGCAGCCCGGCAGGACATAATCAACGACCTGTACCTAGCGGCGAGACTGGCCGATAATCTGGCGGCGCTGCAATCACGTGTCCGTATCATCGCGGCCGGAACGATCGATCCTGCAACGAGATACGCTCTCACTGAGGCCGTCAAAATTTCGGAAGCCTGACATGAGCGCAAACAGCCTTCCGAAAGGAACAACTCGGCAGCCTACGATCGCCACCATGATCGCAGAACAGGCTTTCGAAAGAGTGCTGCAAATCATTGACGATCCGCGGCCAACATGCCGCGGCAACTACTACCGGGACAGGACGGACGTACTGAGCAAAATCCAGAATGCTATCATCTGTCTGCAAACAGCATCCAGGGAGCTTGCCAAGACTAAATCCTGGCCCGGATGTCCAGGCCCCGAGCCTAAAAAAATTGGCTATGGACCCATCGAAAATAGATAATTGGATAGTGCTGTCACATGCACATCGTATGCATGTGACACACGCCAATTAGGTAGCATTCCACCGCGCGTTGGCGATTCGACGCGCATACGCGCTGCGCTGTTCGGCCGGAATCTTACCCCATCCTTCCTTGCGGAGCTTCGTCATCGCCCGGCTCAAGACGACATTGCCGATCGGATGATTGACGCGCGCATTGCTTTCCTTGCGACCCTCATAGTAGGGCCGCATGCGCGCCAACTTGTCGGGGTTCTCCACCATCAGTAGGTCGAATGCCAGCGCGATCGCATACGCCTCGAACGTAGAAGCACCTATGCCACGTTCACGGCTTGGCCCAAGAACCTTGTTTGTATGGCCCTTGGTCAATCCAGCCACATCGTCCAGAACCTCATCGGCGAGGCCCAGAGAGGCTTGGCGAGCCCGTAGCGCGGCAACGAGGTCGTTGTAGCAGCAGATGCGGTGGAGCGGGGTCAAATGTCCCTCGCGCTCTTGGAATCGTCATTAATGATCCAGTCGTGAAGTTTTTTCGCCAATAGGATCACATCATCGGATCGTATACCGTGATTTGTTTTTTGAGCCAACGGAATCAGCAGCGTCGTCGCCAGCTTCACGCACTCGAATTTGAGATCAAGATCGCTCCGCATTACCGCCTCTCAGTCATTCCCGCATTCCTCTGTCTGCGGCTTACTTAGTGCTTTCTGGACGCCCATTCGTCATCAGCACGTTGACGAGCGCGCATTTCCTCTATCGCTTTCCGTTGCCGCCACAACACATCTGATTCCTGCGGCGCGGGATATTCGTCATCCCATCGCCCCTGATTCAACCACGTCGCAGGATGCGCCACATATTGCATGTCCTTTCCGGCGACCGAACGAGCGTATTGCCTCACAGCATCCAACAATCGCGGAAAATCAACTTCATCACTACGCCGTACACGATCGAGCGCAGCAACAGCGGCCTTTTTGGCCACACGACGCGGATATGCGCGCCAGAACTGATCAACAAAATCCACAGGCCACTCACTCGCCGTATTTTTCGAGGAGCTCGTCGACACTTGGTATCCTCCTTGCGGTTGAACTTATCGGCAATGGCGATCGATCAATCTCAATCCCCATCAGTTTGTCTTTCCACCCTTGCGGCGGAGGCCAGCCAACACCCCAATCAATTAACTGTTGCTTGGTCCAGCTACCGTTAACCGTCTTGGCTGCTTCGATTTCAGCTTCTGTCAGGTACCTCATTACTAATCTGCTCCTGTCAGGTAGGGGCGGGACGGGTGGTGGGTCCGGAGGCGGGGCATAGCTTTAGCCAGCAAGGCTAAAACCATGCCCACGAGCCGGACGGTATGGAGCCGCCGTGCGCAGACATAGCCAGAACGACACGACCCTGTTACGGGAAAGGCTCCGGTCAGCGGTAAGCCTTTACGTGCGCTTTGTATGACGCAGCATCAGAGTGCCGTTCTGGCAGCAGCCCTGATGCTCGCAGGTCGCAAATTCTCAAGCGGAGCCTGCTCGGATTTATGCTGGTGCCCTCCAGCTTGTTCCACGCCGGTCATGTTCCCGGCGATCGGCCTCATCAGGAGGCTGGCTATGTTGGTGCAGAGGGCAACTGCGAATTGGATTTCACGATGCGATTGGCCCTCTGCTCAGGAGACACGTAGTCATTGGATTTCACTACGAGAA